TTACCCGCGTACAGCCCGGCAATAACGCCTGAGTGCGACATCTCCTACCCTCCTAACTCGACGGCGCGCGGATGAGGTGCGCAAAGCGCGTCGTCATCGCAACGCCCTCATACGCCCGCTCGCCGTACTTGATAACGTCCACTATTCCACTCACGTTGAGCAATTGCACATCGCCGCGAACATACCACGCGAAGCGCAGTCGCGCAACGTAGTCTTCGATGTAGTCCGCCAGCGCCGCCGCCGTATCCGCAACGCCGCGCCCCATCCCGACATCACGCACGAGCAGGAGATCGTCGATCTCCCACACCGCGCGCGTTGCGCGCGTTGGAGTGTAGACGCCCCCCTCAACCAGCCGCAACCCGCCGAGCGTCGGAATAATCCGCACCGGCAACTGCGCCGCGTCTGACCAGTTCGGTTGCGTCGATAGTCGCCGGACGGGAACGACGGCGCTGTTGTACTGCACCGCCAGCCCCGCCAGCAACTCGATGATGTCGGTGACTGCGCTATACGACATCGCGGTATCGCTCCAGTATCAACCGCACATCGTCCGGCAGCGCCGACGGCAGCAGCACCAAACCGCCGTCCGCCACCGTCGGGCGATCCGGGTCGTTCGCCGTCCCCCGCTGTCGGTACATCCACGCCGCCAGCCGGATCGTCGCGTGCACAATATCGGCGGGCGGGGCGATGCTGTAGCCCCAGCGCGCGGTTATCGTCGCTTGCTGCGACGCGCCGCACCAGCGCTTGCCCCGCCGCGCGAGGACGGTGTACGGCGCGTCGGGCGGGTGCGTGTCGATCTCCGTCGACGGGATCGCATCACCGTCGCCGTCGGTCGCGCCGACCAGTTGCGCGATGTAGACGCCGGACGGCAGCAGCAGATAATCCCGCCGCAACTGCGCGTCCCACAGCATCACCTCGCGTCCAAATGTTCGAGATGTCGCCGCCGGCGCAGTGAAGGTTTTGCGCGTCATCTGGTCGATCACCGCGGTTGCGCGCACGAGCAGATCGGTTAGCAGCGCGTCATCAACAGTTGTTGTGACGCTAAGGTATTCCCTCAACTGCGCCAACGTCGCGTACATCCGTCACCTCACAGCACGCGCGTCCAGTCGGTCGGCAGCGTCGCAGGAACGTCACGCGCCGGGAACGCCGAAATCTCAATCGCAATCTGCGCCGTTCCCGTTCCGGCGATGCGTACAAACATATGCGATGCGTGTGTTTTCGCTGCATATGCCTCCGCGCCGGTAACGAAAATCTCGTAGGTGCGGTTAGACGCCAGCGATGCGATTGTCTTATCCGTCAACTGCGCCGAGTTGTTTGTGTTGTTTGTGTCGTTGACGTGCACTTGCAACGACGCGGAACCGGTCACCGTCCCGGTGTGCGCAACGATGCGCACCGCCTGCGCGTTTGCGATACTGATAACCGACGTGTCCGTTCCGGAAGCCGCTGCGTTGAAGTAGCGCAGCAGCGGCTGAATGGTCTCCTGAACAAGCATCGTCTATTCCCTCCTTCAGCGCCGCCACAACAAACATACTGTGACAGCGCCCGTTGTGTGTTCAGCCGTTGATCCGTACCCCGTCACCGTCACAACACCCGCTTCTCTTTTAATTAAAGGATGTGTTGTGACAGCGCCCGACTGTTGTGACGCCCGCGCCCGGCGCGGGCTGGTCATCAGCAGTGTCACAACACAGCATCTTCTTTTATCTATATGCAGTGTTGTGACAGTCCGCCTCACCCAAACGTAGTACTCCTTCACCGCCGGTGTCATCAGCAGTGTCACAACACAGCATCTTCTTTTATCTATATGCAGTGTTGTGACACCCCGCCTATTACGTACCAGCCGCAATCTCGACGAACGGGCTGACGGTGTTCGTACCCGCGCCGTCCGCCAAAATCAGCGGTGCGTTGATGAGCGGCGCGCCGTCGATCCGCACGCCGAACAACCAGACCGACTGACGCTTCAAAAAGCGCACGTGCTCGCTGAAGGCGACGCTGAACGACGCGCGCTCCACCATCGCGTAGTACGACAAATCCGCCAGCACCAGCGATCCGGCTTCGGCGACGGCGGGCAAGTGCTCGCTGTACGCAATCGGGATGCCTGCGAGGGTATCGCCGTACACCAACGACTGCCCGTTGACGGTATAGAGCAGCGTATCGCCCAGCCGCGTCGCCATCAAGCGCGCCCTCCAGAACGGATGGGCGATCCACACCGCGGTTGCGCTGCCGGGCAGCAGGCGCTGGATCATCGCCAGAACGGTGTCGGTGTCCCGCTCAACCTGCGTGCCTGTGGTGGAGCGGGCGACGCTGATCGTCGCGGGATGCCCCACAATCCCGCGCGGCTGTCCGACGCCGGTGCCGCGCAGCATCACCCGCGCTCTCAGCACCGCGTAGGCGCGTCCGAACAGTGTAACAAGCGTGTCCTCAAGCGCCTGCGGCGCGTCGGTGATGAGTTCGGTCGCTGCCGCAACGTAGGCGTCTGCCGCGTGCGGGCGGAAGATGCGCTGCTCGAAGCGCGGTTCGCTTTCCGCAACGTCTGCGCTCTGCTCACGCCAGACCAGCCGCACCCCGCCCACCAGCGCGCTGCTCTCGACGTTCGGCGCTTGGTCTTGCTCCAGCACCGGCAGCGCCAGTTCCGCCGCGTTGGTGCGCAGCATCAACGGACCGCGACCGGCGGCGACGAGTTGATCAAACAGCATCGGCGCGCCGACGGCGCGGATGCGTTCCTCGAACTGGGTGGGCACCAGAAAGCCGCCGCTTGCGCCGGTCGTCTCGTCTAGCGCTTTCGCGCTCTTGTAGACCGCGCGCAGACGCTGAACGTCGTTGGTTGCTACGCACTTCAAGAAGTCGCCGAACGATACGCCTTCGCCTTCCGAAGTGGTTGCGGTTGTCGCCACGCCGACGCTCTGCGCCTTCACCGCCGCCGCCACCTCGTCACGCAGCCGCGCGGCGATCTCGGCGGCGAGTTCCGACTGGTTCATTACGATTTCCGTCATCTTCTCCTTCTCCTCCTTCACTTGATGACTAACCGATAGACGTTTCGTAGCATTGTACGCGGCTCTGCGGGCGTCGGCGTGATGCTCGCATCCAGCCCCAGCAGCCAGCGTTTGATAAACATAGCCTTCCCCGCCGGTTGGCGCACCACGAGGTGTGCAGCCGTCCCGCTCGACCAGCCCATCTCCGGCGCGATCTGGGCGAGGTAGCGGTATTTCGCGTCGAGCAGCCCGCGGATAATTACGCCCTCATCTGTCAGTTCCAGCGCGCCGTAGCCAATCGGCTCTTCGATGAGAATAACCCCGCTCGCCGTTTTCACCGGCTGCGCGTGGTTGAGCCAGATCGGAGTTTCGCGCAGTCGCCCGAAATCGGTTTCTCGCGTGAAGAACTCATTTTCGAGGTCGGTTGCGTCGGGACTGCCGAACACCACCAGCAACCCCTCAACGTCGCCGCTCTCGACCGCCTTCAGCGCCGCGCCGGGCGCGGTCTGCCACTCCATCTCCTCACCTCCCCTTCAGCACCGCGATTGCTTCCTTCTTCGCCGCTTCCGCCGCATCGCGCACCGACGCCCAGCGCCCGCGGTGAACGCGGGCTTGGGGCATTCCGTACACGTACCGAGCATACGACGCGGTGTTCTCGACGATCCGCGACGTTTTCGACAGTTTCTTGATCCGCAACTTCTGCCGCAGATTGCCCGTCCGCCGGTAGCGTGAACCCGCTGGCGGGGGCGGATAGATTTGCATCATACCGTGCGCAGCGGTCGCGCCCGCGTCAAGCGCGGCTTCGATCCGCGCCGAACGCGGCAGCAGTTTGCGCAATGCGTTATCCAGATCGACAGAGACGCTAACCTGCATTTACCCGCTCCAGTCTGACGCCGCACCGACAGCGCGGGTGCGCGGGCGGTCCGGAACGCCCGCCCCACTCGTCCTCACGCTTGCCGTGCAATGCGCCGCATATCGGGCAGACGCGCTCATCATTCGCGGTCTCCCAAATCATCACGTACTCCAGATTATGCTCAGCGCGCAGCCCGTCGCGATACGCCCGCACGCCAGCAGCAGCCGCTTCAGTCGCGGCGGTGATGGCGACGGTCTCGGCGCGCTTCGCGCCGACGACCGGTTCGATCATTGCAACGAGTTCGGCGCGATCCGCGCCCGGCATCCGTCGCCACGCCGCGACCGCGCGGGCGATGTAGTCGCGCGTGTACGGATAGAGCAATTCTTCCACCTGGCGGCGCGTCGCTTCCTCAGCCCAATCCGCCAGCAGCGCATCGACGTTGACGGTTACGCCGATCGCTGCGCGCATCTCGTCTGCGAACAGACGCGCAATCGTCTCGATGTTGCGGCGCATTGCGGGATAGAGCGTCTCGCTGAACATCTGCGCCGTAATCTCGTCTGCGCCGTCGAGCATAACTTGGCGTAATTGCAGAAACGCGCGCCTGAGGTCGCGGTAGAGTTGCACCTCGTGCGGCAGCAGTTCCGGTTCCGCCTCTTTCTTCAGCGCCTTCGCTTCAATCTCTTCCGGTTCCGCACTTGCCGCGCCGTTGACGCCCGCCAGCCGCAACGCCGTTCTTACGTCGAGACCGGCAGCCACCGCCTCCCGCGCTATCGCCAGCCGGTTGCGCAAACGCAGCAGTTCGCGATCCGCGTCATCTTCGACAAACTGTGGGAGGTCAAGCCGCGCCCGCGCTTCGTTCAGTGTGAGCACCGGCTGTCCGGTGAGGCGCTGGATCGCTTCCGCCTTCTCCAACTCCTCATTCTGCACGGCGTCGATCCGCGCCTCGTTGCAGCGTAACATCTGATTGTACGCCGCGAAGTGCGGTTGCAGCGTCGCCGCGACCTCGCGCGCGCGGGCGAGGATTGTCAGAAGAATGAACGTCTGGTAATCGCGCCGCGCGGTCGCGTAGTTGCTCGCGCTGCTGAAGACAACCGACATCGGCACTTGAAACGCGGTGAGCATCAGTTCCGCCGCGCGCTGGAGCAGTTCCGGCTGCACCGCGTCGGAGAGCGTATCCCCCAGCGTGACGGTTTTGATCTCGCTCGACAGCGCGAGGTGCCGGAACGCATTGCGGATGCCGCTGACGAGTTGGCGCAGCCACTGCTCAAAGCGCGACCGCTCGGCGTCGGTGGGGCGCTGGGCGAACATCCACACCGTCGGGCGCACAGCGCCGCGCTCGAAGTACGCCGTCTGGTACCTCTCCGCCGCGAGCAAAGCGCGGGCTTGGGTCAGCGCCGTCGTCACCAGCCCGACGCCGGGTTCGACTTCGCTTCTTACAGACGGTTCCCAGAGGTGCAGTAGTTCCGTCTCCGGCTCTAACCGGATTTCAGTATTGTTCGCGCGGCGGACAAACCCGACCAACCCGCGTTTCGCGTCGGTGATCGGAGTGATGGTACGCGGGTGCAGACGACGGAGACCAAGCGGCGCTGTCGGATCGCGTAGCAGATACGCCGCGCCGTACAGACACAGATCGATCTCAATTCCGCGAATGAGCGCCGCCAGTCGCTCTGCGTCGAACGCCACCAGTGTACCGCGCCGTGTGACTATCTCCCACGGCAGCGACGCGAGGGCGTTGGCGCGCAACGTCACCGCCGTCCGCACCACCGCGACGCGCTCATACGCCGTCTCGACATCAACCGCGTCGCCGTCGCCGAATACGCCCGTCCACGCGGACGGAAGGAAATCCTCCAGATTGAGCGCTTTGATGTCGTAGCGCTCAGTCGGCGACAACACGAGTTGTGCAGTCGTTCTAGACATCAAACAGCACCTCTGCGCTTCGCGACGCGCCCCACACCGCCAGCGCGAGCGCAATTACTCCGTCGTCGTGGCATCCTTCCGGCGCGCTGTAGCGGGCGCGACCGGACGCGCCGATCTCGACGCTGAACATCTCCAGCTCGCTGAGCAGCCAGTCCAGCGCGGGCAGCGTAATCGTTCGCTGCTCCAGCGCCAGCGCGAGGGTGTCAATCAGCAGCGGCTTGCTAGCGATTGTCGTTGTAAATGCCTGCACCGGCAGCCCGGCGCGCTGCAACTCTTCGATGTTCGGCGCGCCGATGCTGTTCGCTTCCGCGATCACCGCGCCGCACCCGTTCCGCTGCCAGAACGCCAGCAGCGCGCGGCGCTGCGTTGCGAAATCGACATCGACGAGACGCTCAACGTCAACGACGCACCGCGTTTGCGGATCGAGCGCCGCGAATACCGTTGCGTCCTCGTACCGTCCCCAGTCCACGCCGATCACCGTCGGCTCGTCGCTGCGGACGATCTCGCCGACACAACTACGAACGTTGCGGAACACCGCGCCGCCGTCGTCGAGGAACTCGGCATCCAACTCTTGGCGCGCCGCGCGTTCGGTCATCGCGGACCGCAGCAGCGCGATGTCCGCCGGATCGAGACGCGGGTTGTCACTCGTTGAACGTCGCACCGTCGCCCAGCGCGGATCGTCAAGCGCGGTTTGGTGGATGCGCCAGAAGTCGCCGCGTCCTTTTGGCGTTCCGGCGAGGATCGCTCTGCCGCGCCGGTCGAGCAGCGCGGGGATCAGATTTTCGCGCCAGATGGTCTCTAGGTTTCTGACCAATCCCGCCTCATCCACAACGATCAGATCGTACCCGCGTGACCGCCCCGCGTCCTCGTTGTCCAACGACCAGAACTCAACGCGCCCGCCTGTGGTTGTATCAATCCGCCGCTCTGCTTTGTGTTCATCAGCAACCGGCGCGCGCAGCACGCGCCGCACTTGTTCCCACACCGGCAGCATCAACTTGTACGTCGGCGCAAAATACCCGACCGTCTGCCGCTGCACCAACGCCGCCTCAACGAGCATTCGCGCCAGCAGATGTGACTTCCCCCACCGCCGTCCGGCGCGAAGATGCACAAACCGCGCGCTGCGGGTCTGTTCCGCAACCGTGCGCTGGTCGGCGTGGAGGTGTGGAAGTCGAACCTCATACCGTTTTGACGAACGCCGCCTCATCGATGATCACCAGTACGCTCTGATCGGCGTTCGGGGTCTCATCGAACTGCGACAGAAACAGCCGCGCGGCGGCAACGCGCGCGCTTGACGGCTCGTTGTCATTGACAACGATCATAAACAACGCACGCAACACAGCGGCGCGGGCTTCTTCTGTCAGCAGTTCGTCAATCGTCATTTGTAGTTGCGATAGTACTTCCGAGCGATAGCCTCAGCCTCGGCTTCAGTCAGCGGAATGTGGTACGAAACGACATACCCGAAGATGACCGCCAGCGCCGCCTGAACCTCAGCCGGCAGATCGATCCCCGCGAACTCGCGCAGCGCCCAGGTGAGAATGATGACAGTCGCGGCAGCGAGCGCGCCAAAGGTCACCTTGTCCAACGGTTGCGAAAAGGGAAGATTCACGTGATGCCCTCCTACTCCTCTCTCTGCGGGGCGTTATTCACCCCTCCATTCTCATTATACCGGAAACGCGCCGCGTTTTTGTACGCCAGATCGCGGCGGCGCGCGGGTGTCACAACACGCTATAGAAATAAAAGAAGATGATGTGCTGTGACGCTGCTGATGGAATAACAGCGGGCGGGCGTCGCAGCGGGAATTGCGGGGAAAACAAACCCCCGCACCTGTGCGGCGCGGGGTGCTAGGGGGAGTTGTTAGCTAGATGAGGTTCATCTTTTGAAGCACCGGGCGGAAACCGCGCTGCGCCGCCTCATCGAGGTCGGCGTACTCGAACAACGACGCGCGGTCGATCTCTCCGGGAACGTCCGCCCGGTCGTAGACGTGGACGAGTATTTTACCGTCCGCTTTTCGGTATACGCGGTAGAGAAGACTTCGCCGTTCTCCTCTATCCACGTACTCACCGAGCCTCTCGGCTAGGATTTCAAGGATCGTGTGTTCCTTGTGTTCTTCACCAACCCAAAGTTCGTATCTTGGTAGTGTGCGTCGCATTGTGGTCCTCCTGTGAGTGATTGATTACTGTGTCTCTATCATACCGCACAGACGGCGAGTTGTCAAGGGTGAGTTTGATGGCGACTGTGAGCCGCCGGGCGCGGTGTCACAACGCCTGCTTCTCTTTTATTTCTATAGAGTGTTGTGACGCTGCTGAACAAACAGAAACCCCGCCGGCGTCGGCGGGGTGTGGGGACAGCGGGGAGGAACTACTCGTTTCTCAGCGCGTACTCTATCCACCCGCGCCCGCTCGCACGCGCTTCGTCGAGCGAGTTGTAGCGTTCATAATAGTAGTACGTCCGCGGGTCAGGCGTCGCGTCTGGGTAGGGGTCAACTTCCCACTCAATTTCTTGAACGTAGATCGTCCCGTCCTCGCACTCGAAGACAAGGATGAAGCCGCCGTTCGTTGTATGGGGGTTCCACGCCCGCCCGTTGTCCCAAGTGTAGGGACGACCAAGCGGGCGCGCTTTGATGCGCAATCTTTCGTAGTCCGCAACCCCGTCCTTCGTGACGGGTCCGTTGATGATCGTAACGTCTTGATACATCTTTATCTCCTTTGACTACTCGCCGCGCCGCGCGTCCTCGCGCCTTAGTTGTTCGACCAGTCGGCGTGCGTCCTCGACGTACGCGCGCCAGCCGACCGGCTCGCCGCGGTATTCGACCGCGTAGTCGCGCGTCTCGCGGTCGAAGATGATTTTGAAATCATCACCGGAGTCAATAACGATTTCGCGCACTGGGCGCGGGGCTGGGGCTGAACGTCGCTTGGGCATTGGAGCACTCCTTTCTGATGATCGACTACGCGCTCATTATACCACGCGCGCGCCGGTCTGTCAACCCCACAAAAATCGCGGGAAAATCTCGAAAATTGGGTATTGACAACCAGCGCGGGGTGTGGTATAGTATAACTGTAATCGATAAGAACTTAGTCCCAAGGAGGAACCTAAAATGCAGACCTATCGCGTGTGGGAAGGAACTCGAACCTGGCTGCCTGGTGACACAAGCGAGTACACAGAAACCGAAATACTCGCCGATGAATTAGGCTGGTTCGAGGACGTGAATCCAGATGGTTACTCCGGTACGGCGTACTACGTCTACAGGACGGAGAGTGGAGAAATTATCATCAACGTTGTGAATAAAAACTACGGTATCGGTGAACCTAGCCGCGCCGTAATCTACCGGTTCAGCAGCCTCGAAGAGGCGGCACGGAGCGAGCAGCGATACGCACTTTCAGAACTGCGCCTCATCTAATCAACGAACCCGACCCGAACCCCCGCGCCTCACAAGCGCGGGGTTTTCTTTTCCCCGCCGTCGCCAAGCCCGCGAATTGTTGTCACAACACGCTGTATAAATAAAAGAGAATGATGTGTTGTGACACTGCTGAACAAACAGAAACCGCCAGGCGCGCGCCTGGCGGTTGTATAAAAACGTCTTACTGGCAGGTATGCAGCACAGTTGCTATGATCAGCGCCGCGAGTGCGCCAACGGGATTGTCACCCTCCGCGTCAATGAATGTAAGACGATCCCGGCGCACCTCCGCCTCCGCCACCCACCAGTTTCCTTCACCGCCGAGCGCCACGCGCTCAGCCTTCAGCACTTTGAACATTGCCGAAACGTAGCGCACGGCTACGCTTCGGTACAAAGGGGCGACAAACGTATCATCAAGAACGTCGGCTAACTGGCGGTCAAATGCAGCGCCGTTGCATAAAACGAAGTAACCGCCGTCTCGCTGTTCGATCAAGAGCTTGTTCATACGTCCTCCTAGCGCTGTGTCTCGTTGTGTTTGACAAACGGTGTTACCGCAAACGTATAACCCCACTGATCGCCGAACGCCAGCCAGCCTTTGGCGTTCCGGCGGACGCTTAGGCGGGAGTTCTTCCCGAACAGCCGCAACCCGCGCCGCAACTGGGCGACGCTATACCAATGCGTGTCGTTGTCCGCCTTCGGGCGAAAGAGTTCACCGCCGTTGCGCGGGTCATTTACCAGCGCAACGTAGTCCTTCGCGCTGGCTTCTTTGACCGTCTTCAGTCGGGGGTTCTCAACGATCTGCTGCCAACCCCGGCTCTCGTCTGTCAGCACCGCAAGCATCCGCTTGACCGGCGTTTGTGGACAATAGAACTCAAGTGTGACCTCTCGATACGCGCCCGCCGCCTCTGCGCCAAGCTGCTCGTCGTACCGCGTGGTCTGCGCGGTTACGGTCACGCGGTTCCCAACGACGGCGACGCTTCCGATCCACGTCGCCTCCGCCAGCGCCTCAAGCACCTTCGCGGCTTTCGGCGAGATCGCGCCTTCGCCGCGAAGGAATACTTTGTCGTCGAACTTCTTGGCGACCAGCATTACGCCGTCGGTAGCCATTATCACGCCGTCATCGACGTGAACGCCGGGGTACGGCGTCGCCTGAATGTCGATGGCGACGCGCAGAAAGTTGGAAAGTTCTGTGCTGGGCATAGTGTTCTTCCTTTCTCTGTAAACGTCAACCGTCGCCGTCTACCTCGCCAGCGCCCACACGCAGCGCGCCAGCGCTTCTGAGAGCGTCGCCGCGTCTGTCTCGTACTGCGCAAGCGTGCCCAGTCCTTTGTTCCAGTACGCCGCCTCAACGCGCCAGCCGCCTTCGCGTTGCTCGATCTCGACGCAGACGACGCGCGACAACGCGAACAGCGCGTCGAGCGGCTTGTACGCGGCGGGAGAAACGTCAAGCGCGAATACGTCGATGGCGTCGCTCGCACGAGCGACGCTGATGATGCGGTCGCACTCGCCCGCGTCGGTCAGTACGACGCAGATCGCGTGCGGGTGGCGTTCAAATTGAAGTTTCACCGCTTGTCTCCTCAACAAAAACGAAGGGGCGATCCGGCGAACCGGAGCGCCCCCAAACTGATTACCGACCGTCAACCTCTTCGAGTGTGAGCGTCGGGCGGGGAATGATCCCCGCCTGCTCCAACTCCCACCGGAATGCGTCCGTTGCGTCTTCAATAGATGGGAAAACGAAAACATCTGCGCGAGTTTCCTCGCCCTCCCACCTGCTCCACCTCTCCTGGTGGACGATTATACGCCCATCAGAAGAACGGAAAAATGTTGTCTCTACGCCGCGGGAGTCGTACTCTTCCCAACAGACTCCCAAGCACTCACCGTCAAACTCAACGTACGCGACGGTCTTATATGTATTGCCGCGTACGACGCGCTTGGTTCCTTTCCAGATGTTGATCGTAGCCATAGTTGTTACACTCCCTTCTATCAACGAAATCGATTACGCTCATATCCTACCACACCCCGCGCGAGTTGTCAAGTGGGAAATTCGCGGGAAATTCGCCGAAATTGAGGCTTGACAACCGGCGGGAAGTGCGGTATAGTAGAGACGTAAGCAATAAACACACATCAAGAAAGGACGGCAATCTTATGGCAACAATCTCTATCTGGCGAGGCTACCGACACTGGAACTGGGACGAAGAGAACGATTACGAAGTAGTGACATACGAGGACGCGCGTGAACTCGGCGCTGTTCGGTTCAACGACGAGGAAGCGGACATTCAGTACCGCATCATCGAGTGGGATGAAGGCATTGTTATCTTCTACGTCAAGCGGGAAGGACACTACTGCGAAGCCGAGATTTACGAGTACCCCTCACTTGAAGAAGCGGCTAAGGAGTACCGGTTTGTGTTGAAGAAAGCGGGCGTCATTCAGTAGACGCCCCGCCGCAACCCAGAAGCCCCGTCCGGCAACGGATGGGGTTTCTTATTTCCCCTTGCACTTCCCACAATACCCGTACCGCCGCGCAGCCCCGTACTGCTGCTGCGTCAACGCAGCATCGCAGCGCGGGCAGCGGTACGCCAGCGCAGCACGCTGCTGCTGATGCTCAGCAGTATGCTGGTGTTGATGCTCAGCAGTATGCTGATGCTGATGCTGCTGAGCATATGCTCCAGCAGCATCAGCACTGTGCTGCTGATGCTGGTGCTGCTGATGCTGCTGATGCTGGTGCTGCTGATGCTGGTGCTGCTGGTGCTGCTGATGCTGATGCTGGTGCTGGTGCTGGAGCATATGCTCAGCAGCATCAGCAGTATGCTGGAGCATATGCTCAGCAGCATCAGCACTGTGCTGAGCATATGCAGCAGTATGCTGCTGATACTGCTGAGCATCAGCAGTATGCTGAGCAGCATCAGCAGTATGCTGCTGCGCACTGCTGTGCAGCAACGTCGCAAGCGTATACGCCAGCGTCGCCAGCGGTGCGCTCTCCAGCACCGACAGCGCCAGCAATAACCAATCGAACGACGCCAGAAACTGCGCCGCGCCGCTCAACCCCGCCGGAACGCGCGCGGCGTAGTCGGCGAGGACGTTGAGCGTGATCGCGGTGAGCACCGCCGCCCGCGCCACGCGCGACGCCAACCGTTGACGCTGCGGATCGGCGAACGCCGCGAACGCCAGCGACAGATACGCCAACTCTATTCCGACCGCCGCCAGCCAACCCGCAGCGTCCCCGCGCGTCGGGGCGAGCGCCCGCTGGACGCCCAGCGCGCTTGGCGCGCTCAGCAGCAGCACTGATAGCGTTGCGAGAATGCGGAACTTCACGAGTACATCTCCTTTACCGTCACAACATCTCTTCTTCTTTTAATTAAGAGAAGTGTTGTGACAGACGCCACTCCCGAACCCGCTAAATGTCGCAGAACCCCTCCTCACAGAAATCCGCTTGCTCTTCCGCCGCGTCCGCGCGCAACACCGCGATCTCGTCTTTCCCCCGCTTCCGCCGCTCATCGTTGATCCGGCGCTCCAGTTCCACCGCCATCTCTCTGAGCGCCGGATACTGTCGGATCAGTTCCGCCTGGCTTCGCGCCGACCGGTACGGACAGAACCAACACGAAGATTTTGGCGGCGTTGCAAGCCCGGCGCGTTCGAGGATCGCGCGGCAGTCGTTGCGGGTAAGACGCTCGTCTACCAGCGGGTAGACGTTTTCGATGCGCGCAGAACCGGAATCGCGCATTCGGTGGAACTCATCAACGCTGATTCCAAGCATCAGCTGTATCTTCTCACGCTTGTACTTCTCGTACAGATAGCGTCTGATCGGCTCGACTTTGTACTGCCGCGTGCACTGACGGCGCAGCATAAACGATCCGTCAGCCGCGCGCCAAGGCGCAGGCGTGAACGCCGGATTCGCTAGCATATCACCGTACAGGTCACGCTGGAGAATTGTGATGTCGTACCGGTGCGTCTCCCGCAGCCAGCGCGCGAAATGCTTGACGTACTCGCGCGTTGCGGGCGACTCTGCGTCCAGCAGATCGACGTGGACGATCTCATCTATCCGCCACCCGCGCTGCATCGCCAATACGACCAGCGCGGTACTCTGCACCCCGCCGCCGTATGAGATGACCGTCCTCATCATCACTCTCCTCGTTCCCCCTCGCCCGCGTCCAGCGCGGGGAGGATGTACGCCTCGGCAACATCAACTCCGTCATCGAGAAGACTTAGACGCAACTGGTGCACCGCAACGCACCCGTCCTCGGTGCGGTAGAGCACACAGCGCTCTACCCACTCGTCCGCGTGCGCTACGGTGACCATACCGAGATACTCGCCGATAAACCGCACCAGATGCGTGCTCTGAAACGTATTCCCCCGCACGCCACGCCAGAGTTCGATCTCCTCCATCTGTTTTCTCCTTTCTGCGTCAATCCTCGCTCTTCAACCGCGCAGCCCGCGCCCAGTCGTCGTTGCGGAACCGCGCACCTAACGCCCGCGCCTGCTCTCGACTGAACCCCGCCCGCTGGAGCGCCGCCAGCGCAGCGAGCAGCGCATCGTCCCCGTCCGTCGGGGACGGATCGATGCCCGTCCCCGCGCTTTCTGAAGCCAAACCAACCCCTTCAATCCGTCCCGGCGCGTCAGAAAGCCTTGGGACGGGGCTAGGGGCGGTTTGCGGCGTCACAAAGCCGCGGGACGGCGCGATGTCGTCCCCGTCCCCGCGCTCAGAAAACCCCCCAAAATCCCCGATTTCGGCGCTTTTTGCGGGTTCGGGACGGTTGGGGACGGGGACGGAAGAAACCCGTCCCGGCGCATCAGAAAGCCTTGGGACGGCTCCGCCCCCGTCCCCGGGCATCAGAAAGCCTTGGGACGGTACAATTTCGTCCCCTGGCTCTGTGACGCCTTGGGACGGATCAACCCCCGTCCCCGCGCTTGCTGATGCCAAATCCTCACCCTCGTTCCGTCCCCGCGCATCAGAAAGCGTCGGGACGGGCATCTGCGCATCAGTTGTCACAACATCTGCTTCTCTTTTATTTATACGCGGTGTTGTGACAGCGCTGAACAACAACGTCTCCAGCAGCGCCGCGTCGTTGCGCGCGTTGATAAGCGCGTCGAAGTCTCCGACCAACGCGGGCGTGCGGACGAGAAACTGCTCGTTGTTGTGTCGCACAACGAATAACCCGCGCTCGCCGGGCGGCGGCGGCAGTTGCGACGGTCGGTACAGCAGCGCTTTCGGATCGCGCACCCCCAGCGCCGGCGCGTCCTGACTTCCGTCCACCAGCGCGCCGGCGATGAGGGTTGATAGGTTCATTCGCCACTCCAGCCGCTTGCCGGTTGGGGTTTGCATCGAGACGATCACCCGAATACCCAACGCCCGCGCCTTGCTCACCAGCGCGATGAGCAGTCGTTCCGTCTCGTCAACGACATCGATGATGTCCGTCGCCAGTACGATCAGCAGCGGCAGCGGGTCGGGCGCGGTCTGGTTGTACTCCTCGACGCTGCGCACCCCGGCGCTCAACAGCAGCCCAAACCGGCGCTTTGCTTCCTCGTTGATTGCCGCGATTGCGCTCAGTATCCGCTGCTGCCCCTCGTCGCCGTAACCGCCCGCCGGTGGGAACAGCATCTGCGGCAGCCGCGCGAGGTTCGGCGTCAGCCAGTCGCCCTTGCCGTCGAGGATCGCCCAGCGCACCGCCGTCTCGTTGAGCAACGCCGCGAACCACAGCCGCAGCAGGTGATCCTTCCCGCAGCCGCTCGTGCCGTACAGCCCGATGTGCAGCGCGTCGCTGCCGAAATCCAGCCAGCGGAAGCGTCCGGTCTGGTCGCGCCCCAGCGGAACCGCGAACCGCGCCGGGCGCGGGTCGGCGGGGTTGAACAGCGACGGAAAAGGAAGCGTCACAACACTTGCTTCTCTTTTATTTATATGAGGTGTTGTGACAGCTGTTGATGTTGTGACAGCTGGCGTTGTGACAGCCGCTGCTGTTGCGACGGCAGCGCCGGGAGTCGGCGCGTCCGCAGTTTCGTCAGGCGTCACAACATCATCTTCTCTTTTATTTATAGACGGTGTTGTGACAGTACGCAGCGCCGTCGGCAGCAAGCCGCGCTGTTCGAGTTGGCGCTCAACCCGATACGCGGCGTCGTTCAGCGCGTGGTAGACACGCGCCGCTGCGTCGCGGTTGGTCGCCGCGAGCAGCGCGAGGAACGCGAAGACGCCGGCAATCGGGTCAACGCTGAACGCCAGCGCGACGCCGAACAGCATCAGAAAGACTGCTTTCCCGCTGACGTTCACCGCCCGCCTCCTCCGCCGCTCGCCGCGCGCACGTTCGCGGCGAGCAGCAGTGTCGTCGCGCCGAAGAGAACCGCGAGAAACTCAAACGCGAACGATGCCGCGAATGTCCAACCGACTTTCACCAACACCGCCGCAGCGCCCTCGATCACATCCGGCAGCGGCGCGAACAGCCCGCTGCGCTGCCAGATGTCGACCAACGCGACGGCTTCGGTGTAATCCGTTACGAGGTCGAAGAAGATGAAGAAGTAGACCATCCACTGCAACATACGGACATCACGCTGCGCCAACTTCGCCGCTGCGATTTCGATAAGCGTCGGCAGAAGCGTCAAGAACACCACGAACAACGTCAACCACTCTGCGCCCGTCGCCAGCACATCATTAGCAATCGGCTGCATAAACCGCCACGTCGGGACGAGATCGTAGCGATACGCCAGCGCGCCAAAGACATACGCCATCACGAAAAAGCAGATCGCAGCGACGCCCGCCGGAAACCCGCGGACGCCGCTTGTCCAATCCGCTGCGCGTTTGAGGTTGTCGCTGAGGTCGAGCGCGCTCAGCAGACCGTCGGCAACGTTGCTGTTGACGAGGGCGAGAATGACGCCCCCGGCGATGATCCAGGCGATGAGGTCATTCATAGAGCGTCCACCCCCTCTTGCCGCGTACCCAGCGCTCAACGAGGTAGGCTCCGTCTGGAGCCTCGCGCCCCGCCACGTAGCCCAACACCCCGTTCAGGTCGTAGATGACGAACGCGCCCGCCGCGCGCACCGCAACGTCGCGCTTCGCGGCGCGTTCAAACCGACCGACCGCGTTCGCCCAATTCTCCAACTCTTGCTCCGGGATTTCCTCAATCTTCCACCACATTTTGCGGTTTCCTTTCTAGTACTTTTGCCAACATCTGTACCGCCGTCTCGTGGACATACCCCCACTTCAGACACACCGCCGCCAGATCGCGGTACGGCTGGCGCAGCCGCTTCGCAGCTGCGTGCAGATCGGAGAGGACGGTCAGTACATCCTCATCGAGACGCCAGCACAACCCCAGATGCGCGTCTGTCGCGTCGGGGTCGGTGTACGTTTCCCCGACCGCCGCGCTCTCGTTGAGCGCCGGGATGTGGTAGCGTAGGAAGTAGCGGATGTACGTCGGTCGGTACCCGACCGTCAGCATCAGTTCTGCGACCGCCTGCGCGTCGTTGCGTAGTTTGTGGCGCGTCCAGCGCAGCAGTCGCGTCTCGTCTCCATCAACGCCGCGCAGCCGCTCGGCGAAGAACGACATCGCGGCGCGCAGATCGTCGTCACGCATCGCCGTCCCCTTTGTTCTTCCCGACGAGTTCATCAAGCACGCGGCGCGGCATCATTACCCACTCGCGGTCAACGCGCGCGCCGTTTTCGGTGCGCGTCGGAACGTCGTCACCGAAAACGAGCACAAAGAGCGGAATACGCTCAAAGCGCGCCGCGCGGTCTATCGTCTGAAGCAGCGCGTCAAGCGTTGGTTTGGTCAACATCTTTCGCCTCGCTTTCACTTCTACCGCAAATCCCGGATTGTCGCCGACAAATCCATCAACCCCGAAGCGCGTGAGGTGTCCCACACGTCCGGTCGAAGTCAAAAGGCGGGAGAGCGACGGATCGCTCACCCGCCCAAACGTGGCTTGCAACGCCTTGACTGCCTCGCGCTCCTTTCTCTTCCAACGCGGATCAGAACGGGACTTCTTCATCTTCTTCTTTCTTCCGGTTGCGCGCCTTACGTACGGGGGCGATGTGGACGATCTCAACCCAGCCGCTGGGTTTGGTCTCCAGTGTGAGTTGATACTCGCGCCCAATCGCCTCGTTCTCAACGAATTCCTCTGCGCGCTCTAGTTGCGCGTCGGTCATCTGTGCGACGCCGTAGAGCGCAGCGAGAACCCGATACAGATTGGTGACTTTTCCGTTCTTGCTCGGATGTGTCAACCGCGTGGGTTTGCGCACCCACTTCGAGACGCGCAGCGGGTTCCCGTCATCGTCCTCTACCTCGAACTCGAAGACGAACACGTCTTCCATCACCGGCTCAGGAGCGTTCCTCGTCTCGAAGGTCGGTCGTTGACGCTGGGACACGCCGCGAAAGATCGCTGTGTACGCGCCGTTCAGTTCCGGTCGCTCTCGCCCGTTTCCGTTGTGGTTGATGAGTTCTTTGAACATCTCGTCACTTCCTTCCTTTTCAAATTCGGCGCACTCGCCTTAACCGTCACTATACACCAGAACGCCCGTTTTGTCAAGCGACTCGCAGCGTTTGCGGAACGGGCACCACCGGCATTCCTCTGTGCCCCAAGCGACCGCCTCGGCGATGTACCCCTCCAACGCCAGCGACTGAAGTCGCAGCGCCTTATACAGCAACGCTTCAGCGCGGGCGCGGTCAACCGCGAACCGGAGTTCTTCCATCTCGCCGGTGTCGCGATTGACCAGCAGCACCACGCCGGTCTGCGCCTCGACCAGTGCGGCGTAGACGCTGATCTGATCAACATACTCCTCGATCTTTGACCGCGTCGCCCACTCTTTCGCGCTGACGGTTTTGATGTCGATCACCGTCAGCGTGTTGTCGTCTTCGACCAGCAGCGCGTCGATCCGCCCGGAGATCGCGCCGCCGACGACCCGCACCTCTGTTTCAACGCGCCCCGGAAACGCCTCGACCAGCAGCGCTTCGAGATGCGCGTGGATCGCGTCGCCGATCAGTGCGGAAGGGCTGTCTGCGCGCGGCGCGTCCGGTTCGCAGCCCAGCAGCCCGAAGGTGATGCGTCGGTCGCACGCGGAAACCTCGCTCGCGTACACCCGATCCCGCGCCGCGACCGGTCTGCGCTTCGCGGCAACGACGCCGCGGAGGGCGTCAACGAGCGGTTGCGGTTTTCGGATTTGGACGCCGAAAAAGGTGTTCATTTCAGTATTTCCTCCAGTTCTTTGAAATCGGATTTGCTTCAACCGCGGGCGGGCAGCGCACCATATACCGCTGCGCCGCGTTGAGCATCGTTTGTTCCAGCCAGCGCTGCGCGTCTTCTTCAGACAGCGTTTCCGGTACGATAGCGAGGGCTTCGTCATAGATCGGCGCGACGATCATCCGCTCGATCCCCAACGTCGCCTCAACACCGCCCTCGCGCGGCGCGCAGAGACGGAAGGCGTCTGACATCGCTTGCGCCATAATGACCGCATTCCCCCCTTGGCAAGGATGGTTCATCGCCTGGCGCTGGATCGCGCCGCGCTGCCGCCACTGCTCGTTGTTCGACGCGGTAGGTTTCGGCAGCGTGAACCAGCGGCGCAGACCGGCGTACGTCGTTACGTATCCGGCGGTCGAACCGTCGGCGCGTCGGGCGGACTGCTCGAACGGCGCGCGCCCGCAGTCGGCGAACCAACGGCTGAGCGTCGGGTACGCGGATTTGAAGTCTTTGAAGAATTGCTCGGCTTCACTCTGTTCGCAGTGCAACTTCTTCGCCAACCCGACCGGCGTGCCTCCGTAGAAATACAGAAATGCGACCGTCTTTGCGACCTGGCGCGTCGTCTTCTTGTACGTCTTTCCGATCCTCTCCATCAACCCGCTTTCGATTACAAACCGCACCGTCCGCTGCGCGTCCCAGCCCGCCGGAATAACGTACCCTTCGACCGGCTGATGCTGAAACGTCAGCGTTGTCGGCTTCGGCTCCGCAACGTCGCCGCGCCGGAGGTGGAACATCAGCGCCGCAGTGACGCTGTGGTTGTCGCCCCCGGCGCGGAACAGCGCCAGCAACGCCGGGTCTTCTGAGAGATCGGCGGCAATGCGCTGCTCCATCGCAGCGTAGTCGGCGTTCACAAAAACGTACCCCTCCGACGCGAGAAACGCGCTTCGGTAGTCGAGATCGTCCCCCTCGCCGCGCGGGATGTTCAAAAGGTTCGGCTCCCCGCACGCGAACCGCCCGGTGTCCGCACCCGCGATCTTGAGGTTCGGGTGCACCCGCCCGGTCAGCGGGTGGATATGCGCGAGGAACGACCGCCCGTACGTCGTCACCCGCTTCTGCCAGTGCGACCAGACGCGGTAGAGATCGAAAAACCGACGCCGCTCCGGGTCGTCTTCGTACTCGCGCTCAACCTCGCCGAGTTCTTGTTTGTCCAGCGAGTTGATGTCAACCCCGCGCATTCTCGCCGTCGTCTTTACGAGTTCGCGCTTCGTCAAATCCTCCGGTTCGACGCCGAGGTACTCAGCAAACTCCTCCGCTGCGGCGCGAAGCCGCCGCTCCGCCTCGTCCGCAAGTTCGTTCCAGCGGGTTGCGTCAACCCGCAGCCCGCAGTACTCCACCGCGGCGGTCGGAACGGTGAGGCTGACGAACAGCCGCACCGCGTCCAGTACGCCCAGCGCCTCAGCGCGCTGTTGCTGGCGGCGTTGGATCGGGAAAAGAACCTCAACGTCTTTGAGCGCGTATTCCACTTGCTCCGGCGTCGGCTCCAGCACGTGCGGGTTGCTGAACGTCTCCCGCACGTTCTTATCAAGCGTTTCTCCAACCCAGCGCTCGGCTACTGCTGCGAGCGAGTGCGGAACGTCGAGACCAAGCGTGATGACGCGGTCGGCAACCACCACATCCCACTCAACTTTGGGGAAAACGCCGACGGTGTGCAGCACAAACTGCACATCAAAGGCGAGGTTCGCGCCGACCAGCGGCACGCGCTCGAATAGCGGAATGAAAACGTCGAGACCGACGCGCCGCACGTTGAAGCAGTAGGCGTCGCCGTTCGGCGTTGCGAACTGGACGAGGAAGATGCGCGAGGTACGCGGGTCTAATCCGGGGCGCACCGGATCGTTGGCGTAGTCGCCGGATCGTAGGAGACCGGCGATATGCCGCATCACCCACGCCGGAACAACCTCGTCGTCGAGCGCTGCAAGCGCGTCCTCAAGATCGTTGATGCGCCGCGCCGAGGTCTTCCCGCCGCGCGGGGCGTCGTTGAGGAGGCGTTGCAGGCGCTGCTTCTCGGTAAGGTGATCCACCGGCGGCGGCAGCGGGTCGGGAAGGTCGTCGGGGTCGGGGTCAAACGTCAGACCCCACCGGTTGCGTTTGAGATACGCAAAGTACGCTTTATACGCGGTCTTGGTTCGCTCTCTTGGGTAGTGGAAGTGCGGCTGCGTCTCGATATCGAACGCGAGCGCTTCGCATTCGAGCAGCGCTTGCACCGCGTCAAGCGCTTCGTCTCTGTCGTTGATGTACTTCCTCAACTTTCACCAACCTTTCTGAGATGTCGTATTCTCGATGCTTCCGCAACACCCCGCGCCGCGTGCGCAGCCAGCGAACGCTTGAGGGCGTGCGCAGCACATCGAATACTGCCAGTCCGTCGGTGAAGAGAATAGCAGCATACGTCGGGATTGTCAAGCGACGCGCCGCGTCAACGACGGATTGCGGCAGAATGGTGGTGCGGTACGCATCAGAGCGCACCGACCGGCGCTTGACTTCCAGCGCCGCGATCGGTCGCTCGTCGTCAACGATCAGAAAATCCAGCGGCGCGTAGGCGTCCAGCCGCACCAGCGTCAGATCGAGACGATGCGGGTAGAGCAGCAGCGCCGCCGTCTGCGCGATCACCCGCTCATACGGCAGCCCGAACGCGGCTTGTTCGTCAAACGAGCGCACCGCCGCCCCTTAGTGTACAGCAGTAGCAGCCGTCACAACGCCGGACTTTCTTTTATTTCTATACGGTGTTGTGACAGGCGTTCCGAGAAACTCAAACACCGGCGCGGTTCGCTCTTGATGTCGCTTGCGGATGCCCGTTGTACGCAGTCGCGCCCGTTCGACGTTGATCAACCGGTAGACGCGCACCCTCCTTCCGCCTTCAACCCGTTGTTGCTTCCCCTCGATTCCGACGCCGATCCTCTGGAACAGTGCGCTGATAAACGACATCGGCTTCCGGCGAAAGTCTTCGCGCACCTTGATCCCCAGCGCGGCGTGGATCAGCAGTCGGTTGCGTTCAACGAGATCGACAAATTCTTCGGTGATTGCAATCTCCGCGCCCTCTTCCAGCCGCAGTCGCAACGCGGCGAGGAGCGCGTTGAACCAGATTGCGAACAACGCGAACCGGTTGCGGTCGGCGCTGAAGCGCCGCGTCGCCTCCACCTCGTCCAGCGCCTTCGCAACCTCTGCGTCCTCGACCGATGCGAACCGCTGCGCCGCGCCGTATGCGCCGCGCTCGTCGTCGAGCACTAATTCAGCATCAACGTCGATGCCGTAGCGCTCTTCCAGTTCGACCTTCCGCTCTGCGTCGCGCTTTTGCTCTTCCGTTTTCGCATCATCCGGCGTCGGCGCGTTGGCGATCCGTTCAGCGCGGGCGCGCTCTTGCGCTTCGCGCTGTTCGCGCAGCGACTTCGCCAGTTCGCGGCGGCGGTCGGTCGGTAGATTCGGTTTGTCGCGGTCGTCCCAGACCTCAACGCCTTCAGCCGCGTATGCGCCGGTAAAGTTCTCAAAAAAGTTGTTCTTCTGCGCCGCAGTTTTGGCTTTGACAACGCAGTACAGATCGAGATAGACGCGATCCCACTCCGTCGCCGGTTCCGGCGCGCCGTTCGCGCGCGAAATGCGGAAGTCATCTTCCAGTTCGCGCAGTTTCGCCAGATCGCGGTACGCCTCCGGCGATGTCGGTTCGTTCATTCGTTTCGTTTCGACGTAGACGTTGATTTCACGCTCAAGCGGGTTGCGAATACGACCCAACTGCTGGCGGAAGTCGTCAACGTCGCCGACGCCGACGCCGTTTCTGGCGATTCCGAATAAAGCAAATCCCTCTACGTCGATTGACACGCCCGTTCCAACCGACGGGGAGTAGATGAACACATCAACGTTTCTCAGAATATCGTTGATGCGCTCAAGCGTCTCGTTGTTGTTCTCGCTTGTTTCAGACGTAATCTTCAGTATTCGCGCGTCCGGCAGAAACTGGCGGTAGAACAATTCCGCGCGGTCGGCGTCGGCGCGTGTGTTGCACGCAAGCGCGATTTTCCACGCATTGGTTTCGTACCACTCCAGCGCCTTCTGAAGTACGTCTTCCGGCGTTGGCAGTAGTACGAGATGGTCGATTGCGCGATGCGCGTACTCGTTTTCGACGTAGGCTATCGGCTGGTCGGGAAACGCAGACTGAATGAACGTCAGCGTCGCTTCGCCAACATCGGCGTCGGCGAGAATGATCAGCCGCGCCTTGCGCAGGTGCTCCATCAGCGCGCCGACCGCAGAGACTTTGCGGCTTTTCAGATTGCGGTCGTTGACAATCGCTTTCAACACTTGCTCGATCTCATCAACGATCACGAGATCATACGGCGCGTCTGTCTCGATTTTGTCGAGACTGTGGATGGTGGTAGCAACGCGCGGCGCGTTCGTAATCCAGCGCCCGTCCTCGTAATACGGCGTGAGGTTCAGCCGTGCCGCGCTCTGGCGCACCAGCGAGACGCGGTGCCCCACCGACAGCACGCGCGGGTAGCACTTCGCGGCTTCTGCCAGCCACTGCGTTTTACCGGTGCCCTTCGCAGACCGGATCACAACGATGTTCGGGTATTGGTCATCTGGGTCAATCTCGATGTCGAGGTAGCGCTGATTGATGCGCATCGCGTCGGGCAGTTCCGGCGATACGACGTACCCGCCGCGCAAGCCGGGGATCGTCCCTTCAAACCCGTACTGTCGGGCGAGGTTGACCAAGACGCCGATGCCGCTCTCGACGTGATCGGGCTTCCGGTGCTTTTCCCAATCATACGTCCAACCGTCGAGCACCTCGGTCGCGTCCTCTTCCGGCAGCGCGGACTGGATCGCCCACACCGCCGCAAGCCACATATTGTACTCCAACCCGTCGCCCGGAATGTGCTTCAGCAGCGTCTCAATCGTTTCCCGCGTTGCCGCGCCGCCGACGCGCCTGGGCGTGAGGAGTGGACGGCGGGCGAACGCGGCGAAATCGGCGAGGTCGTAGTAGCGGTCGCTGTTGCGAAGGACAACGACGGGCTTCTTCTGTGGGCGCTGCTTCCAGTTGTACGAACCGACGACGCGGATCGACCGCGCCGCGTCGCTCGTGTTGTCGAGCGTCCAGCCGTACCGCGCGGCGGTGATGCGCAGTTGCGCCTCGACGCCGGACTGCACCGGCGCAACGTCGTCCGCTTTCTGCGGTTCTCGCAGAACCCACATCGGCATCAGACCGTTGCCGGTGTGGACGACGAGCGTCGGTTCCGGCAAGCCGCTCTCGGTGAGGAGTTTCAGCGCGTCGTCTTTCGACGCGGGGAGCGTATCCTTCGCGTGCGCGTCGGAACGGATGTCGATGTCGGCGGTGATGACGCGCTGGTAGTAGGCGATTTCGGCGGTTCCCGATGAGCCGCGATCCGGGCGAACGTATTGTGAAGCGCGCTTGATGTAGATGTCGTATGCGAGGTGCTTCTGAATGTGCGCGACGATCTCGGCGCGCTGCGAGAGGTTGAACGTCTTGCAGTCAAAGCGACCGTCCGCGCGCTTGACGCTGACGGTCGTATAGGCGGCGGTATCGTCGCCGTAGAGCAAGTCGAGGTAATCCGCGAATGTGATAGACATATACTCCTTCCTCCCTCTTCTAAGCCGGGGTCTGATGACCCAAGCGTTAGCCTAGCACACAGGTTCCGGTCTGTCAAGGGCTTTCGGCGGGGATTTTGGTTGAGATTTGACACTTGACAGACGGTGTGGTGTGTGGTAGAGTATGCTTGTGACAATCATCTATATCGAAAAGGAGGTAAGAGAAATGGTCACTTCGGTAAAAGTCGAACGGTTCAAGGAGTATTCCGAACTGGTGCGGGTCGTGTCTCGCTCTGAAAAGACGCCCGCGATGAACAAAGACATCATCCGTCCGCTGAATTATGAACTTCTGATCGGGTCTCACCTCCCCGAACCCGATTGGCACCGGCTCGGCGCTCTGGTTGTTGCCCTCTTCCGCAGTTTCGCCGTTGTCGATGTCGAAATATGGCAAGCCGATAACGGCGTCTGGGTCGCCGATGCGCTCGTCGATTTTGGCGACCGTCGGCGACTGCGGAAGGGCGAGGGCGACGCCCCGCTGCACGCGGTGATCGAACTCATCACCGATATTCAACGCTACTAACCAGCGCTTTCCCCGCCTTCTGCGCTCCGCACCAAATGCGGGGCGCTTTTCTTTTCCCTCTTGACAACCGCGTTTCGTTGCGGTATACTACAAGCGTAATCGCAATCACACTATAAGGAGGTCAACGATGAAGACGGTTTATCACACAAAAGACGTTTGGTTTCCCCCCTTCTCGATCAAGATTGAACCAGAGCGGGGGACTTGGTTCGCGGATGTCTATGTACGATACGCCGAAAATCCTTCTTTGGATACTAAGTACAACGCTTACATCGGTGCGGATAATTTCCTCGCCGAGACGCCTATTCCGGCAGTTGACCGCCGGGACGTAGCGAAGGCTATCGAGAGTCTCGTATTTGACGGTCTCGTCGGTCTCGTTATCTACCCAACCAAAGAGGGGTGGGGCGCAAGCATCAATCTCTGCCAAGAACTCGAAAATCGATACCTGCACGGGACGGGCGCAACGCCCGCCGACGCAATCCGCAACAGCAATTATCCGCCGCCGCTGCGGAATGTGTAACGCCGGCCGCCTCACCGAAAGCGCCTCAGTGAACAACTGGGGCGCTTTTCTTTTTCCTCGCCCGTCGTCCCCGCTCAATCCGCACCATCAGCAGCACCAGCACCGCCGTCGCTGCGACTTGCGCCGCGTCGGGGTGGACGAACGCGAGTGCGAACGCGCTGATAAGCAACAGAACGTCGAGTTTCATTTCCGCCTCCGCTCCACAAACCAAGCGATCTTATCGATCAGCGCCGGTAGCAGCGTCGGCGCGACGACGCCCGCGATGAACGGGACGTAGCCGGAATAGCCGACGAGCGTCCCCGCCCCCGCGCCGACCAGCACCCGCCCCAACGCGCCCAACTCGACGCTGTGCTGTTCGGCGTCGTAGCGCGGTAGAAACACCTCGCCGTTGGTGTCGGCGAGGTACGCCGTCGCCGCGCCGATTGCGCCAAACAGCGCGTTCCAGGCGTAATCAAGCGCGGTCAGCCCGTTGTGCCCCGCAGCCAGCAGCCGGAAGATTTCAATGATGTCCATCTCGTTGCTCCTCTCTCTGCCAACGCCGAACGAGCGCCACAACGAAATCTGCGTAACGCTCCGGGTTGTTGCCGTCTGACGACGGCGCGTAGCGCGGCAGCACTTGCCGCAACCGGCACAACCCGCGTCGCTTGCAGTAGTGCTCTTTGAGCAACTCGCACCAGTCGTTCAACCCGTCTACCCAGCGCGCGTAGACCGCGAACGGGTGCGGCGTCTGCGCAATCATTCGCTTGCCGCGCCGGAGGTTGCCCCAGTTGCGCGTGCGCGTTGCAACGCCGCGCAGCCCGTAACTGCTCTCCTTCGCAAAGAACGCCAACGCGACGCCGCGATCCGCGCCCCAGTCGTCGAGCGCCGCCAGCAGCATCTCTGTCTCAAGGAACGCCGGACTGCGCGCGCTGCGTAGCACGCGGCGGAACGTCGCGGCGCTGATGCTGTGCGGCGCGAAAATCAGTGGGTTATCGTCAATCATCACTGCCTCCCCCGCAGTGCGGACTAAACCAGATGCACTCTCGATCCTTATACTGCCCGATGCGACCGCGCCAAACCGTCGGTTGATCTCCGGCGCAACGCTGTATTTACCGCCGATATACGGAAAGAGTTGTCGGGGCATAAGACGCTCTCCCTCACCTCAGCGCGGTTACAAAATCATCCGGGTTGAACGAGACGGTATACGTCGTTCTCTCGCGCGTAATGGTGCGCGCAGTGATTTTCGCGTTGCGGTAGTAGCCCGGCACAATCACGTAGTCGCTGACATCCGCAGCCCAGTTCGGTACGGTCTCGCCGGTGCGCGTCATCAGTTCGTATCTCGAATTGTCGAGTTCGACCGTTATCGGCGCGATCTGACGATCCAGCGCAATCGCCGCCTCGTCGCGGCGCGCTTCTGCGAGCGCTTTGCTGCCGTACTCCCCGACGCTTGCGACGCGCCGGGCGAGTTGTCGGCGCGATTCGAGCGATTGGATCGTAGTCATTGCGGTCAGATGATCCGTCCAGTAACCGCGATACTGCCCGTACACGCGGTTCGGCGCTTTCGAGATGTCAACGACGCGCGTCGTTTCCGGGAAGCGCCACGTCAGTGGGCTATCGGTGCGGAAATCAATGATCGGTTCTGGACAATCGCGGAAAAAACGTTTGCGGTGGTATCTGACTTGAACAAAGTCGTCACTGCTATGTTCGACAAGTTCGCGCAAGTTTGCGTCTGGTTTCTCTATTTTCACGTTTGTTTGGGGCGGTAAAAATACAGCACAACATCCACTCAGGTTTATAGAGAGCAATCCGCCGCTAATTCCGAAAATTTCGCTTAGGTTGATTACTGCACGAAAGGTTACTGATGTCGCACCAGCAACAGTTTCCGCGCCGCTCGCGCGCACGCCGATTACCCAGCCGTAACACGTCGTTGCTGTGACCGTACCGGTCGAACTCAACCCGGTGAACGCGCCGAGCGTCAGCGTATATACGTTTGGTTGCGGGATCGCCGTCACCGGCGCGACCCAAACGCCATCTGCTAACCCCGTCATTATTGCCGGGAGTACGATAATGCTTTCGTTTGTTCGTACCGTCACGTATCGTTCCGGCTGTTCAAACAGATACGCGACAAAAAAGAGCGTGGCGTTTGTAATTGTGAACGCTTTCTTTGTGCGTATCCGCACGTGCGGAAACCCAATAGCCTCAACAACCTCGTACTCCCACAAGTCCCCGCGCGAATCGTACCCGCTGCCCGTCATAAACCCCGCGCCGACGGGTTTCCAGCGGGTCATATTGTCCATATTCTGCACCACCGAAAGTCGCGCGTCTCGTTGCAGCGCGCCGAACCCCAGCGCGTGCCAGGTGATGCTGCCGTCGCGCGCCTCCTCAATCCGCTCGATCTGCCCGCGCCAGACGGTGCGCGAGAGTTGCGTACAGTAGACGATCAACTCATCGCCGATCTGCGTCATAACTCCAGAACGCGCGTAGTCCGGCGGCAGCGTGACGCGCCCGCGCTCATCGCCGTCGTCTGAGGTCGAGAACTCGTAGTCCGCGACGGTGAGCGGCACGGGAAATTGCTGATGCGGTCTGGCAATTGCTACGAGCATCGCCTTCTCCTTACGCGAACGCAGCGGGTTCGATCTGTCGCGCGCGAATGATCAACGTTGCGGACGCTGTAGTAATCGTCGGAGCCATTACCCCGTTGAATACCGCGATGTAGCGACTTGAAATAAGCCCCGGCGCGCCGTAGACCGTCCCGGTTGGCGTTGTTTCAAACGGACGCGAAAAAGCGCTTTGTTGATCGAGCGTATGCCACGTTTGGAGCGTCGGCGGCGTGATAACGCTCCAGACCGACACGCCATCGGTCGGAATGAGGATGAGCGGCATCACCAGCGTCCCCGTCGGTACGCTCTGGATGTCAAGCGTCAACGGAAAGGTTGCGTTGCCGCGTACAAACAGCGCCGGAGCATACCACGAGCGATCTCCGGTTATCGTCTCGGCGATCTGCGGCTGACCGTCCCAACTCACGATATACTGCGCGTTTATCGGGGGCGTCGTCGGGCAGAAAATCTCAATAAAGAGACGATACACGTCTTGCGGAAATGCGGCGGGGTTGATGGTGTACGTAATCGTCCCGCTTGTCGCCGAGGCGAAAAACGCGCGCGTCAGCGTCTGCCAGCCCGCGCTCCAACTCTGATTCTGCATTGTAATCCCGCTCGAGACCGTCGCGGGGCTGATTGCCTGAATGCGACTCGCTCCCGTCGCGCTCTCCAGTTCCTCAACCGCGAACAGTGCGTTGTAGAGACCGTTCATATTCGAGACGCTGTAGAACAGACTGCTCTTGTAGAGATACGCATCGCTCGTTCCTGACAATGTAATCACCCGACGCTCGTACGGCTTGAGCGACGTTACGTCAGTCTGCGCAAATGCATAGTTGAGGAACGGATTGATGAGCGTCCCCGTCACCCGCACCCGCGCAAGGACGCCGGTTGAGGTCGCTTCGACGCTCAGCAGTGTGACGCTGCCGTCACGCAAATACGAACGTAGTGTTGTTCCGCCGTTCGCGTCTTCTGCAACCACGAGCGCGCCGCCCGCAACCGCAAATCGCCCGTCTTGCCGCCGTTGCGCGGAACTGTACAGTTCGCGTGCGAGTGCGTTCACCGCGTCGAGCGCCTGCTGGCGCGTGTTACGCCGAAACGCGATCTCGACCGCGAACGGTTGCGGGTCGTACAGACTGTTGATGCGGAAACCGATGCCGGGCGCGTCCTGGTTGTTCGCGTCCACAACGATGTTCGTATTCGCGTCGAAAACAAGCGTCCCGATCTGCCGTATTCTCATCTTATATCCTCCCGAACCGCGCTAAGCGCGTGAGGCTATCAATCTCGCTGCGCACCAGCATCGCTACCCGCCGCTCGTCCATTCCCGGCGCAGCGTTGACGGTGATCCCCCCGACGTTGACCGTTGCCGACGCTGGAGGCGGGGCGGTCACCGCGTCGCGGGTGAGCAGCGGCAGCGGCGCTAACCCCTCGGTCAATCCCCGCAGAATACCCTCTGCGAGCGGTACGCCGACCTCGCGCGCCGCGACGCGCGACGGCGAGCGGATGCCGAGCGCCGCTTTTGCTGCGTCCAGCGCCGCCTTCGCCGCATCTGCCGCCGCCTGCGCCAACCCGCGCGCCGCGCTCTCCACGCCGCTGCGTATTCCGCCGATCAGCGCCGCGCCCAACGACGGCGCAGCGGCAAGCGCCTGGCGGAACGCGGCTTCGAGACGCGGGTACAGCGTCTGGAACAGCGATGACAGCGTACTCATCAGATTTTCCGCAGATGCGCGTATCCCATTCCAGAGCGCTTCCGCGACGCGCTTGATCGCCTCCCACGCCGCGCTCCAGTCGCCGCGCAGTGCGGCAGTTCCCGCCTCGAACAGCCCGCGCAGCACTGCGAGTGCGGTTTCCGTCAGCGTCTTTATTTGGTCCCACGCGAACCGCGCGACGGCGGTGATCTCGTTTCCGAAATTGCGCCACACCCACTGCGCCGCCGCGACCAGCGCTTCAATCGCGGCTTGAACGAACCGCGCGGCAGCGACGACGACGCTCATCACCCCGTCCCACGTCCGTTGCGCAAACGCAAGAATATCCGCGCCGTGCGCGTTCCAGACGCGCACCGCCAGCGCGGTTG